CTGTGTGATTGCTTCAAGCATATGATTCATTTGTTGATTATAATAACCTTGGAATTTCCCTAACTGATTCAATGCATCAACTAATGCAAAGTGTTTACCAATTTCAAAATTGAAGTCTTTAGGGTCAACACATCCAGAAGTACCAACAATTTCAAATCCATTAACAACAGTAAGAAATGCTACAGTAGTCTTTTGACCTAGCTTTAAATACTCAACATGTTTTACACTTTTCTCTAATAAGTTTTTCTGAAAATCATTTAATTCTAAATTCATTTTCATTCTCCTTTTATTCACAAATAAGGCAGGGGATAAGCCCCTACCTTCTAAAATAAATCTTCTAACTTTTTCTTGATTCGTAAGTTCTTCTCGATTTGTTCTTTTGCTTTCTCAATGTCCGATTCTGCTTTGATGATAACTTCTTCTGCTTCATCAATGATGTCATGCAACTTGTCTGTCTTTACTGCAATACCATCAAACACACGTTTGAAACCTTCTACTAATCCATCAACCTCTTGCCCGATAGTTTCAATCTGTCCGTCTCGGTCTAAATCCACTGGTGCTTTCTTATTTAACAATTTATCTAACCACTTCATAATATCAACCTCCAAGTTTTATTAGTTTAAAAGTTTAAGGGGCTAGGTCGCCCCGTTTTATGTATTAATACTTCCATAGGTTGCAGTCACAGACTTTTGTGTCTTGACCACACTTACACTTATCAACTGCTACTTTCTCTGTTGGCTCGGCTACATTTGATGTAGTGATAGCAATGTTTTTACCGTCTGCTTGGATGCGTAAACCTTCTTGGTCTAAGATTAATCCTTCGACACTGATTTCTGGATTACGTCCCATTGCTTTGCCAGTAACATAGTTTGCTAGTTCTTGAGGATTAACTTCTTTGATTACGCCACGTTCGATAGACTCAAGGTAGCCTTCATATGGTAATGTAATACGAGTGTAATCTTCTTCTTCTAACAACTGATGTCCAACGAATACTACAGCTAATAAGTCAACTGATTCTTCTAGTTTGTTATTACATGCATAAGCATATGAAACTTCTCCATTGATGACTTGTCGCACCACTCGGATATTGAAATCAACTTGTGGACGTTGTGATTGTAATACATAAATGTTACCGAATAATTCTAGATACGGTGCAAAGTCAGATAACTTTTCTGGTGTGAAAGGTTCGCCAGACTTTTCTCGTTCTAATCGTTTATTCAATTTATGTAATACTAACGTACCATCTTCTAATTTCTCAATCTCGTATTTTACAGATTCTTGTGCTTTTGAAACGAATACGTCACCTTCAAAGATAACTTCTCCACCCATATGACCTAGTTCAGTTAGGACAACTGTATCTTCAATATTTGAAGTGATTGTTCCAACCTTGCCATCAATTTCTGTTTCAAGAGTGTATGTATTTTTGATGAAACTTACTTCTACGATGCCACCTAATTTTTTCTGTTTTGTATCAAATACTAATGATTCGAATAAGTTCGACATATTATCATCCTCGCTTTATTTTTATTTGGTCTTGCTAACTTATAATATAATTATACCATTATTTTTTACTTCTGTCAAGCATATCTGTTACATTATTTTTATCTTTATAGAGAAGATTTAAAATAAATCTTCTCCTTCATATTTTGCTTTATATGTATCTTTAAATTCTTCAAGTAATTCACTTGCTGACGGGTTGCCATCGTATGTACGCAACATTTCTTGTAAGAAACTTCTACGTTCCATGTTTGCAAATTTACCAATACCATGATTAACTGCTTCTGCTTGACCTAATACTAACAAGAAACTCTTAGCACGAGATAAGCCAGTATAGATTAAGTTTGCATTTAATTGGTATTTCATAGATTTGTCTACAACAACGATTACTACCTTGTACTGTGACCCCTGTGATTTATGGATAGTCATAGCCCACGAATGGATTAATGTTGACTTAGCATCTTCAAACTTGAATCGAATTACGACACCTTCAAAGTCAACAATGATAGTTTTGTCTTCTTCATTAATGGCAACGATTTTGCCAGTATCACCATTAAATACATCTGCTGTTCCTCCACCTTCATTATCAAGCATTTCATCTAGAGTTCCAAACAGACTAGTTACAGTTGTCATGTTGTACATATTGACAGTATTCATAACGGAATCTCCAACTCGGAAAATAGTCTTGCTATCCTCATGACCAAACTCATGTTCTTTCTTTGTAGGAGAAGCAGGGTTAATGATTTCTTGGATTGCTTTATTGATTCTAACTGTTCCAAGTTTACCCTTTTTAGTTGGTGATAACACTACAACTTCTTCTGGGTCAAATCGCTTGATGACATTTGAATAGTGGTGTACAATTCCATCAAATACATAATCTTGGTCTACTAAATGGAATACACAATCCTTACCAAACACTTTACGTCCTTCAAGGTCATTGTCAAAGAATTTTTTGCCATGACGTACATCTGTTGATACATCTAGGATACCTCCATCTTTTTGACGGAATACCTTTTTCAAACGAGAGATTTTCACACAACCACTATTGATAGCATCATAGAGGAAGTTCCCAACACCCACAGATGGTAACTGGAAATCATCTCCCACGAATAGGATTCGAGTATCGTAGTTTGTAATTGCACCGAAAAGTTTAGATAGTATAGAAACATCACACATAGAAGACTCATCGACAATGATTACATCTTCTTCAATTGATAAGTTTGCTTCTTCGTCCTCATCAAATGACCCAATCTTTCTATGGATTGTACTAGCTTCTCTTCCAGTATATCCCGTCATTACTTTTGATGCCTTGCCTGTTGGAGCAAGAAGTGCAGTCTTATAGTGTCGGATATCAATGAGTTCAAGTAAGATTCTTTGAAGCCATGATTTACCCATACCTCCACCACCAATTAATAGTAAGAGGTTGTTTTCGTTCCAATCATGGAAGAATTGTCTTTGATTCTCTTCCAGTTCAACGCCGTTTCTTTCACAATAGTCATCTAGGAAATTATCAAGAAAGTCTGTCTCAAACAATTTCTTAGATTGTGTTTTGAATTGGCTCATCTTCATTGCTACATATGCTTCTGCTTCATAGACTTTACGAGTAGCATATCTTGTATCAATGTTTACAATGTGTTTAAAGCCCGTATCCAACACCTCATCAATATAACTTTTATTGATGTTTAAAAGTTCGATTGCCTTGTTTAAAAGTTGTTTGCGTTCAATCCAAGAATGACCATTTTGGTTCTCTGAATTGATTACAAACATGATGCACGCACGAATACGATGTTTAGATTTCATATCGTAACCCATTGCTTTAGCGATTGCATCACACGTTTTGAATCCGATACCTTTTACCTTAGACAGTACATAAGGATTTTCTTCAATCTTTTCCATTACGATTTGCGGATTCTTGTATTCTTTTAATAACTTAGAAACCATATTGTACTTGATTCCATGTTTGCCTAAGAATACTAATAGTTCACTCATATCTAAATTCATTAAAACTTTTTCTTTCATTTTCTCATACGTCTTGTCACCAAGACCTTTTACTTTACTATAATCGAATGTATCATTTTGAATCATGTCGATGACATCTTGACCTTCATAGACAGCAAAGATGTTTTCAACTTGTGTTTCAGTGAGAATCATTTTAAAGAAATTCTTTTGTTCTTCTACTGTTGTTGGACGTTCTTGTTTGATGCTTTCAAGGATGTAAGACCCTCGATATGTAGATTTCTCATCTGGTGTAACCGTTGCAGTATATTCCGTTCCCAAATCTAGATTAGGAGCAATACCTTTGAAGCTGATATTTCCATAGTTATTAACTTTTACCTTATCAATATGTTCTGGGTTGACCTCACATGCATAGATACCAAATGATGATTCTGAATCAAAAAACAATTGTTTAGTAGGAATTACTTTAATTTCGATTTTTTCCACGTTATCCTCTCCCTTCGTTTCATCAACATACTACTATTATATCATTACTTTTTGTTTTTGTCAAGGAAATATGCTGTATACAAACAACATTTCTCGGCATTACTTCCATATTATATCATTAAATTTTATGCTTGTCAATAAAAGTTTTTAAAATTTTTAGTATCAAAAGAAGTTTAAAAGAATATAGTGAGGTATAGGCAAAAGCACAAACTAATTTGAAAGGGGTTTTAAAGTATGATACAAAGCGGAATTATCTCAATTGATGATGGTGGAAGTAGCACTTGTATTGTAACGAAACACGTACAAGAGAAGTTTCCTAGTGTAAAAGGTTTATATGGTGACAGGACTTTAGTGAACACAACTGGGAAGCATGACTTCATTGTAGAGTATAAGGATAAGAAATATGTAATGGGAACACTTGCAAAGTACGACTGTAAATATCCATTGCAAATGCATATTAATACAAAGTGTCACATTTTCTTTGACTTATCTGTATTGGTTGCTATTCATAAATATGGATATCCAGTAAACTACCTTATCACATCTGTACCAATCGGTACTCATACAGATGAAGAGAAAACAGAAAGAATGCATCGATTAACTGGAGAGCACACAATTACAGTTAATGGATATAAAAAAACCTTCACTATAATGGATGTAAAAGTTGCACCAGAAACAGCAGTAGCTTATTGGTTGCATGAACCACAAGGTAAAACTAGATTCATTGACTTAGGAAGCAGAACGATTGGATACGCTACTACAGTGTTTGAAGATGGTATTAACAGATTTATAGATACAGAAAGTGGAACGATTAAAGATAAAGGATTGGAAGCATTAGGTGATGACTATGACCAAGAATCATTAGCGGATTATATTTGTGGTAAGTTATCTGCAATCTGGAAAGAGAATGATAGGGTTTTCCTTTTAGGTGGTGGAGCATTCGATGGTGAGTTGGTTGATAATATAAGAAGATACTTTCCAAAGTCAAGTGTAATGGATGACCCACAAATGGTAAATGCATTAGGAATGTATCAATTAGGCAGATTAGCTTACGACATGGAATAGGAGGGTTTATTATGAGAACAGAAGAAGAAGTGGATATGATGATTGCTGATATGACTAAACGCACCAAGGGTAATTATATTACCCAAGGTGTTTCCTTTAATAAAACTTGCCCTCGTCAGATGGCTCTGCTTAGAAAAGCTTTAATGTTATCAGTATCTTTCAGTGGTTTAGCAAAAGAGACATTAGCAATGCGGTTTAATGAATCACCTAGTCTAGTATATGGGACACAATCACAAGGTATGTCTAATTTTTCTCCAAATGTACAACAAAAAGAAACAAAATCAAAAGATATTGGAAATTTCTTATAATTTAAAGGAACTTTTAAACAATGTGGGCATATATATGATATTAAGAGAAATGTTTAAAAGAAATTTTAAAAATACTAAAAAACATCAAAAAAGTAGTAAAAAACATGAAAAAACCATAGAAAACTACAGTTTTTGTCCAAAAAATAAGATTTTATGCAACTTTTTAGTAAAAATGAAGTACCAAATGGGTGTACCTAATAATAATTTGGTACTTTTGGACAGAAAAGGACATCAAGTTTATCAAGTGATTGAAAAGATTCCAAATTTGCAGACTTTATTATATAAAGGAATCGGTCAGAAAACGAAAATTGCGGAGGTGCGGTTTATGAAGTATAAATTAGTAAATGGCAACTGGAGTTTGGTTGAAAAGGATGCTTTAACTACAATGCATGAGGTGTTGCCACTATCTTCTACAGCTTTCATCGTAGATATCCCTCGAACTAAGGAATCAATCCATAGGTATGTAAGAAAAGGTCTAGGAGATGGAAGGTTTGCAACAGTTGCGATAGGTGGAAGTGGTGTTTTCTGGAAAGCATTCTTAACTTATATTTTTCCTTGGATGTTGGATATCGCAAAAGTGTATTGTGCAATCAAAATAGCACAAGCATTCTATGAAGAAAAGCGTGGAGGTCGAGATGGTGGTACGGGAATGCAAGCAGTAGTACAGTATGGCAAATGGTACTTGGTATTCTGGTGTATCCCTTGGTTGACAGAACTTATTGATGGTATCGGTGGAACAATGTTTAATGAATTAAGAAGTAACAAGATTGATTTGAAACCTACGATGGTAGAACCTTATAGAAGGTAGGTGATTAGATGAGAGTTAAATTAAATGGTAATGATTTCTACCAAGTATCGAGTCCATTTGGTGTTACGGACTCGGTACATCGTACTGCACACACTGGGATTGATTTAGTCATGGAAGAGGGAACGAAGCTATACAGTCCAGTGGAAGGGGTTGTTGAGAAAGTGGTAGATTATGGAAGTCAAAATATTGGCAAGGGAGTAATAATAAGAACAAACCAAGGAGAAACTGTCATTATGGGTCACATGTCTGATACCTCAACTTTGGAAATAGGGGAAGAGTTGAGCAGAGGTGAATTTGTGGGATTATCTGGAAATACTGGGCATTCAACAGGGGCGCATCTTCATGTAGGGTTGAAAGATGTAAATGGTAACTTTAAAAATCCAGAAAGTTTGCTGAATGATAATTATAAGAAGTTACTCAGTAGTACAGAATCTCTAAACCCAATAGAGAACAAGAGTTTGTGGCAATTTATAAACGATTGGAGGAAAGAAGGATTCTGGCACGCAATGTATGGCAAGAGTTTCTTCGATGTGATGAAAGATACATTTATAGAATTTTTTAGGGACTTAGGACAGTTTATCTTAGACAATGCAGATTTGTTTTTCTTAATCCCTGCAATATTGTTAATGTTTGGAACATTCTTTATAGGTAAAAATAAATACACAAAATTTATTGTACCTTTATGGATGGCGTACTTTGTTTCAACTATTGTGCATAAAATATATATGTAAACTAAAACAAAGGGAGAGGTTAATATGGAATTTATTATCTTAGCTAAAGTTGGTTTCTTTGTAAAAGCTATTGTGAACACTGGATATGTAATCGCTACAAGCTATATGGCAAAAACTGGATGGCAATATGTAGAGGATTATAAAACTTCTGTTGCGAATGAGAAAGAGGTGAAATAATGAATAATCTTTTACCGATGGTTATACCTCAAAAGAAAAAGAGAACTTTCAACCTCAAGGAATTTGTGAACTTGTATCGTGAACCTGTTATAACTTATCAGATAACTCCGAATAATTCACCAGAGGTTGTTGAAAGGGAAGGTCGTAGCAGTAGGAGAAGTGCAAGATATATAGATTTTGAGGATGATGTCTTTAGTCAGAAACAAACATCTGAACTATTACTAAATACAATCAGTGGACTATTTTCAAAGTTTTATGCCCCAGAAAGAATACGATTTTCAAAGAATGGTGTAAAAGTCAAAATGAATGACGTTGTAAGTTACAAAGTTTTATTGGTAGATGGAACAATGAAATTTTATCTGACTGTACCCAAAAAGTGGGCTAAAAGTTTTACGGGCGCTATTAAGAAAGACTGGGGGCAGGTGGATATTACAGAGGTATCTGAAAGAATCGTAGACTTTAATCCGTCAAGGGCTAAAGCAATGGAAGTGCATTTGAGACATCACTATGCACTCTCCTTAAAACATGATAAGACACAAAGCGATTCTTTCTATTCTTCACTCGCTTCAATTGCTTCAACTATGGATAAAGGAGATAAAGTTTTAATTGACTACAACATTGAACCAGTCAATAATGGTTGGAAAGAAAAGGCAACTAAGAAGATTAAAGATTTTAAGAATGGTAAGATACCGAACAGAGAAGATGCTTTAACTATAAATGGAATCACAGGAAAAGTTTTCGATATGTTTAATATCATATTTGATGAGTTTATTAATATGATAGAAGGTATCATGGGAGCAGAGAATAAGAAAGACGAGAAAGCCGAACAGTTGTTTGATTTAAAATATACAGATAATAAGATACATGCAAATTCAAAAGGATGCAAGATGCAAATTAGAGTAATAGGAGAAGCAGAAGAAGATAAGAAAATTAAGCACGCTTTCAAAAATATTGAGACATCTTTCACACTATTAAATGGTGACAACAAATTTACAGTTAGTCATGTTAAAACAAAACGAGGTATCAAGTCCATCATCAAAGCAGTTGAAGAAGATAGACCTCAGATTGCAAAGACGACTGACATATTTTTTGAGAAGGAGATGACGAATATTTTGAAAATTCCAAGTAAGCAAACACTTAAAGAGTATGATAAGGTGATTACGCAAGACAACTTTACTAGAACAGACATTAGTGCTGACTTCTTTTCAGATAAACATGGTGCTATTCCTCTAGGATTTACATTAGAGAAAGAATCCAGAAAAATATACTTTGGAGGATACAAGAGAGACTGGTGGACTGCTAAAGGGAGATACGTTAAGGATAAGACACGTTTAGATGACCGTAGCACAGCCACCATGCTCTTTGGCTCGATGGGTAGTGGTAAGACTACCATGAGCGAAACACAGGCTCTATACACCTTTGGAGCGCATTTAAACGATAAGGACGAATGGAAGAAACAAAGTAAGTCTGTTGTGGTCTTTGACGTAGCTGATGGAGCAATGATTAACAATATTTATAACCATGTCCCAGATTGGTTGAGAGATAGGGTGGTAGTCTTAAACCATAGCAACTTCAAGAATCCAATTGCTGTAAATAATGCTGACCTGCAAGAGTACAATGAAGAGATAATGCAAGATGAAGATTATGCATACACTTTAGCAGAAATGGAAGCAAAGTTAGTTTTGGAGATTTTGAAGTCTGATAAGACAATGGCTATGGACAGATGGTTTACTTCTGCACTGCAAGCAGTACACACTGTTGACAGAGATTATGGGTATATTGAAGCCATGAGAACATTAATTGATGATGATTTTAGAACTACAGAAGTAATCCCTTTCTTATCTGACAGACGTTTAAAGCTAGAAATGCAAACATATAGCAATATGGCTTTAGCAGGAGAAACAGTTAAGATTATTCAAACTATTGAAAATAGATTCTCACAACTTGAACGTGACCAAAAATTATGGGACTGCATCGCACAGAAGCCTTTACGAGATGAAGAAGGTAAGGTAAAATTAAACTTCCGACAAATGATGGATGGAGATGAGGACGGGGCATATATGATTCTCGTATATATTCCAAAGTCTGGTGTGTCTCAATTATACAGAAAATTCTTATTTGCACATTATTTTACAAAAATCTGGAACGTTGCATTATCAAGAGAAGTTGGGTTTGCAGGTCGAGAATATAGACCAGAGACATTAGTTGTAATTGATGAAATACATCAAATTATAGATATACCATTAATTGGAAGATTATTCATCGACTTATTTAAAGAGCCACGTAAATATTCTCTACGACTTTGGTTAACACTACATGGTTGGTCATCATTAGCAAAAGCAGGTCGAGGTATTGAAGGTGACATTAAACAATCTATTATGGATAACGGATGTAATCTTGTCATGCTTAAAGGTGGTGGAGAAGCCTTTGAAAGTTTAAGAGACTTCTTGAATCCAATGACAATTGCCGACTTCAACAATTTGATGAACATGAAATTCTGTGGCATATTTGCGATACGTTGGAAAGACAAGAATCACGTATTCCAAGCTAAACTAGGATTACCATTAGGAATGAATCCAGACTTTAAACGATACAGTGAAGTTGATTCTAATTTCTTAACAGCATATAAATCTGAATTTGGTCGTGATAAGGAAGAAGTAAGGGAAGACAATCTAGACAGAAGTTATCAAATGATTGAACAATCCATACTTGGGAGTTTTGTTGAAGGAGATGATGAAGATTGGAAGAATCTAGAAAACATTGGAAAAAAAGACGATGGTATGAACGACAAGAAATCCAAAAAGTGACCTTAGACTGGTTAAAGTCTAATGTTAAACCAACAGACAGAGATATGGAACTTTTGGAAATAGTTAGTAAACGTAAATTGGTTAACAGGTCACATTTGGAAATCATAGCACCATCATTTAGACACCTAACTAACAACAGAACAAGGCTCATTAATCGAACTATTAGGAAGTTATTCGACTCGATGTGTCTAGACAAGGTGCATGAGAAACAGGAACTAGGAAAAGGAAACACCCCTGCTATCCTCGCTCTAGAGAGGGGTGGTTCTATCCTTCTTGGTATTCCTCACAAGCGTAGGATACCACAGAAAAAATCGCTTGTCAATGGAGAGGTGGTTATTGAAAGACATGTGCCATTAATATACAGACATACAAATGGTATTAATCAGATGGAAGTCGATTCTATATTGTTTTGTGAAAAGAATGGATATGAAATTGAAATATGGGAACATGAGAAAACTTCAATATTCAGATTTAACAATGAAGATATTGCATTTATACCAGATGTATTTTTCAGATTGAAAGTAGGAGAAAAGGTTATTGACTTGTTTCTAGAATATGATACAGGTCAAGAGAATTTGAGGGGTAAGAACAAGTTTCCTGTTATCCATGACAAAATTGTAAGGTATAGACAATATAAGAAGTCTAAATTGTGGCAAAATCACTCTGAACACTTTCCGATTGTACTTCTTGTAACAGAAGATGATAAAAGGATTGAATACTTTACCAAAAAATGTAAGAAGAATGACATGGTAGGGTTTGGTGTTTATTATAGAAATTATACAAAATTTTTAAAGCGCCTAGTCCAAATGGTCTAGACGCTTATTTTTCGTGTTTTGTAGTATTAGAATGTCATTGCACCAGAATCAAATTAGAAACGCTCTACGGGGCTTCTAGGGGCTTCAAAATGGATTCTAGCGTAGCCAAGGTATAATACATAAAAAATAATTGTATAATGTACAATATTTAGTTGACAAATTTATGCAAGTAGCATATAATATGATTATAGGGTCACTTACAAATTAGGAGGATGATATTATGGCAAAATTAGGAAATGTGTTTCATTTAAATAGCAAAGGTGAAAATAGAAATCCATATGCAACGATTCTTACGTTCTTAACACGTAAGGGTCAAGACAGTGAGAATACAAAGGATACTTACAAAAGACATATCCGAGACTTCTTTAGAACAATGAAAAACAAAGAACTGGAAACATTAGTTGAATCAGACTTGGTTTTCACAAAGAATCAAATTAAAGCGTATCAAGTGGCTTTAAAAGAGCAGTATAAGGGAAGTACAGTAAACAATGCAATTAGTGCATTAAAAGAATGCTATGACCAATTAGAAGATGATGGCTTTGACGTAAATGCTTCATGGTTTAACTTGGAGAGATATGATGAGCATGATTCTGAAAGTTGGGATGCATTCACGCATGATGAGGTTATTGAAATTATTAACCTTGTATCTAAGACAAGAGCAGGTCGTCAGAAAGCTTTACTTGTACGTTTAGCATATGCAACTGCTTTCCGTAAACAATCGTTATTGGATTTGAAGTTTACAGATATCATTGACATTAACGGAATCTGGTACATCAAAACTTTAGGTAAAGGGAACAAATGGTCGCACAAGAAATTGACTGACGAACTATATCAAGAACTTATGGATTTCAAAGGAGAAGCAGATAGAGAGAAGATTTTCACTTTGACAACAAAGACTGTAAACAAAATGATGAATTTCATTCGTGAAAAGATTGATTTTGGTGACAGAAGAATTGTATTCCATAGTTTCAAGAAAGCATCAATCGAAGAAGTGAACGTAATTACTGGTGGTGACTTGAAAGCTATGCAAGCGCATGGTGACCACTCTGACCCAACAACAACAGTAAATAACTACCTTGCAAATAAGAAGCTAGAAGACCTAGTAGCAGTGGATGTAGATGCAAATGTACCTGTTGAAGAGTTTGAAAAATTGTCAAAAGAAGAATTAGTGGAATTATTATTAGGAGCAGACCGAAACACACAAATAAAGTTATTGAGAAAGATGGGAAAAATGTAACCCATCTTTTTTTTATTTATAGGAATCTTTCTGGGTCTGTTACATATACTGTATCAAGGAGGTGGAGAAATGAGAGATGAAGAGATTCTCATTTACAAAGTAAAGGTGAAGGATGACGATGTGCAAATTGTCAATTTGAAGAAATACCCACTACGTTGTAAATGGTTAAGAAAAAATTTCAAAAAAGATTTTAAAAAACAGTAACATTTTAGGCAAACGCACATATAATAAAGTATAAGGAAAAACAAAAACAACAACCAAAAGGAGAGGGTTTAAATGGCAACAATTACAATGGCTAAAGGTGTATCTTTCGAGGAATTAAAAGGTATCGTGGAGAATATGAATCTACGATGTTTAGACCACATCTACCCAAGCAAAATCTCAAACGCAAAGTTGAGACACGAAGCAATTATCGAATTAATCGTTGATGAGGAAGGTAACGTATTCGCAATGGTTGAAGGATACACAGAGCCAGTAATGTTTCCGAAGTTAGCGACAATTTGTTAGTGGTAGCCCTCTCTTTTGAGAGGGTTTTATTTTGGTATTTTGATAGCAATTTTAGGTGGTTGCTTTATCGAACTAATTACTATATATAATATAATTTATAATATATATAGTATGAGTGTATATAAGATATATATATAATATATAATAATAAATATAATAATAATAAATAAATAATATATATATTGTTATTAGTTCGATTAAACTACCTGCTAAAATTCCTATCGAAAACAAAAGAAAAAAGGTGCTCTCAATGAACACCTTTAAACGTATAAACATTCGGCTCTAACACATCTCCACAATCCACTCTCCATTTCTTTCTTTCAACGGACAAGTATCTTTTCTTCTCCAATACCTTTATGTGATTGTGAAAGGTTTCTGTTGACAGTCCAATTTCGGAAATGATTATTGCTTGACTGATACCTCGCTCATTCTTATTCAGACCATAACATTTACTTTTGAAGAATCCATACAAAAAGAAATCCACATTGTCGAGGTCATCACTATAGACAAACTCTATAAATTCCTGTAATGTTATTGTATGGGTATTGTTGTAGTTGTACAATGTTCCTACATCACCTTGATTGTCAAAGAAGAACGTAGGTTCTTTTACAGTGTAATTTCTGTTCTTGACAATTTCTTTGTATTTGCTATAATTAACGTCATCAACAGTGAGCATGTTAATTGTTGTAAACTCTCTAATGGGAAATCCGTTAATCTCTTCTGTGGTATACTCGAAAGTTACAGGATATTTTTTAGTTGTAGATGTGAGTCCTATTTCATCGAGTATGCCATCTTTTTTTATAACCTTATCAATTGTCTTAGTCGATGGGTCATATCCAAGTATTTGTTTAATGTCCTTGTTTTGGATGTATGTACCATTTTCTAAATCCACAAAGTGAGCATATTTATATAAAAACGCAATCGTCACCACATAAGCATAAGCAAATGAAGATTGTTTGACATTTGTTCTTTGTACCTTTCCTTTAGTGCTTTCAGATAGACTTCTAAAAATCCAGTTTGGTATTTGTACAGAAACATTGCCATATAGTTTTTGAATGTTGTTAAAGTTATCAATCATATACACATTATCATCTCCCTCGTTATTCGGTTAAGCAACCTGCTTAAAATATAGGATATCATAATTTGTTGTGCTTGTCAATTAAATGTAACAGATTCTTTGTCTGTATATAGCATACTTTTTTGACAAATGCAAAAAATAATGGTATAATTATATTATAAGGTAATACGTTACCTTACATATAGGATAGGCGGTGAATGGGTTGGGGTCTGTAGCAATAGATATAAAAAAAGGGGAAAGAGAGTTTGAACATCTAACTCTTTCCGATGAGAATGTAGTAAAATACCTTATCCTGTATAGAAACAAAGTTGATAAGACCTATGGTGCAAATACAAACATTCAAATGAACCAAGCAGGTGACACATTTGATTTTAATCAAGAATTGATAGTGTTGTATGCATCATTGGACAAAACTACAGAGGAAGCTTCCCTTACTAAGAAGCAGTTGAATCTTTTACATTTATTGTATGAAGGAAACTCATTGGTCGATGTTGCAGAAATGTTAGGACAACATCGTAGAGTAGTACATAGAATGTTTGAAAGAATCGTAGAACGAGTGGTTAATACAAATAATGAACTTTGGTACTATACAGTTGGTCACAACGGACGAATATTAAAATAAAAAAGAAGGAAGGTTTCATGAATGAAAACAATACATACAAAATTGACGGAACGATATAGCGAAGGGAATGGCAACAATGAAGATACAGCTACCCGATGGGAAACAGAAAACGCTCGATGAGAATATTACCCTTGAAGAGAAAAAGCAGATTGTATCGGATTTAACCGAAAAATGGATGCATGTAATTAGGCTAAATTGGCATAGTCAGTCGGTAAAGTATTTCTTGGATTCGTTAGCTAATTACTTAGTTTGGCATAAAGAAGAAGACCAAAAAGGATTAGAAGATAAAGAGATTCTATCCCGTAAGAAATTAGAAAAGATGTCCAAGATGAAAAAGACAAGCAAACAAGTTAACTTTTCAGACTTATCAAAAGAACAGTATGAACTATTATTTGGTGAGAGAGGTGCAGAGTAATGGGAAGAAAACTTACACGATTAGAAAAAAGTACAGCCATTATCTCAAACTCAATCAAATCCGAATGGCGATATGTTAATACAGAAAATGAATTTACTTTTATGAATCTAAAATTAGTGATTCATGATAGTGTCGAAGAATACAAGGTTTACAACAAAGCAGGTACGGTTGAAGAATATACTAACGAAGCTTATATGGAACAAGTATTAGTAGTGGTTTCTAAGACTGGTGACTTGAAATTCTATAATCAAAATTATGATTATATCGAACCACAATATGTAAATATCAGAATTTAAAGAGGTGAAGGTATTGAACTTAACAGAATTAATTCATGAAGTTTGGAAGGACAAACGTGTACGAGAATTAAAGATAAGAAAAAGTGAAGTCAAAGTAATTGTAAAAGTTGCTGTAGAACACATGGTAACAGGATTGTTGCAGTATGGTAAGTTAAAAGTTATGGGGTTATTCACTTTGGATATCCGCAAAGCAAAAGGAAGACGAATGAGACATCCTCAAACTGGTGAAATCATGCACAGTAAGGATTATCACAAAGTCGGACTTGAACCTTCAAAAAAACTTAAAGATGGATTAAAAAAATTTAAAAGATAATCTAGGGAGAGATTAATATGAAATTTGTCGTTGATACAAATGCATTACTTAGAAAACCAGAAGTTGTATTCGATTTTGATTGTGTGATTCCTTCACATGTGTTAAGAGAAATTGAGCAACTTGAACTTAAACGTAAGAGTGACAGAACTTTACAATTCGAGATTCGTAGACTTAAAAAATTCCTTGATGAAAATGAAGATAATCCTCACGTATACATTGACATTAAAGATTACAAGTTTACACTAGAAAAAGAAGAAGACGGATTCGACTCACAATATGTAGATAACATCCTGCTTCAAGTTTGTGTAGACAATGGTTACGGAATTATTACAAATGACCGTTTACTAAAAGAAAAAGCTAAGTTATACAAAATCAAAATCCAGAAAATGGATGACAGTAACTACATTGACAACAAAGGATTCCAAGACTTCTCAATGTCAGAGACAGGTTACAATAGAATGATGGAAACTCCAGACATTAACCATTTTGGCTTAATGATAAATGAATACGCTATCGTAAATAATCGTGTAGATGGAGAATTACTTGACATTGTAAAATGGACAGGTACAACTACGAAATCTCTACGTGATGCACAAGGCAAGCTAGGTGCGGAATTTAGAACAAATCAGTTTGGTAAATTCAAACCATTCGATGAGCATCAAATCATGGCGATTGATTCAATCAGAAGTAACCAACTTACAATCCTACGTGGTCGTGCAGGAAGTGGTAAATCATTAATCACTTTAAACACTGCTTGGAGAATGGTTGAGGAAGAAGGATACAAACTTGTAATGTTTGTTAACCCAACTCCATTACGTGAAGCACAAGAACTTGGATTCTACAAAGGTGACCGCATGGAGAAATTAATGCAGTCAGCAGTTGGCACAATGCTTAAATCTAAGTTTGGTGATGAACAAGAAATCTTCGCACAAATTTTAGACAATAAACTTGACATCCTACCATTCGTAGATTTACGTGGTTGGGATTCTGGTGACAGCAAAACGATTGTTTGGATTCTTGAAGCACAGAACTTAACAGCAGACCTAATGAAACTAGGACTACAACGTATCACAGAGAATACTAAGGTTGTTGTAGATGGTGACTACTTCGCACAGGTCGATAAAGATTCATATGCTTCTAACAACGGTATGAAACGTATGTCAGAGGTATTCCGAGGTCTTGACCTATTCGGTGAAGTTGAACTTCAAACAGTACATAGAAGTCGTGTAGCAGACATTGCAGAGTTAATGTAAAAAAGTTTTAAATAATGTAATAGATATTGTTGACAAACGCAAAGAATAATGATATACTATAAATAAGTTAAGTGGTGACGTTGAAAATAAACCGCCACTTAACTTCAAAAAAAAGTTTTAAAGTATATAACATATTCATTTGACAAACGCAAAAGATTATGATATAATAGTATTATAAGGTTGAGAAACCTACTTAGACACATACAGCGATTACTTCTACTTTATGGATAAAAAGTCGAGTGTCTAGAATATTGGGGTGTGGCTTAATGGTAAAGCAGTCGGCTGTTAACCGAAAGAGTGTAGGTTCAATTCCTATCACCCCAGCCAATGGCTCATTAGTTTAATGGTAAAATGATGCACTGTCTATGCATAGTTAGGGGTTCGATTCCCCTATGGGTCGCCATACGTCCTTAGTATAATGGTAGCACAGGAGTCTCCAAAACTTCTAGTCTGGGTTCAAATCCTAGAGGGCGTGCCACGTGGAATTAGTTTAGAGGTAAAATTTCTGATTGCCATTCAGAGGTCAAGGGTTCGATTCCCTTATTCCACATATTATTTCGGAGTAGACAAACTGGTAAAGTCACTAGCCTTTGAAGCTAGGGTTTGGAGGTTCGAAGCCTTCCTCCGAAGTCATTTTCTTCATACTTTGGAAACTAGGTATTAGTTATTGCAACTTGAATACTTAGTATCTAGTTTCCAGTGTGTGGCGTAATGGTTTAACGCAGTGGACTGTGACTCCACGAATGAGGGTTCGATTCCCTCCATGCTGATAGAGAATGTTGGTCAGTTTCAACTCTAAAAGAAGCTTTCATTATTATTAATGCGGTGAGGACAAATGGTAAGTTGCTTGGCTCATAACCAAGAGATAGTGGGTTCGAATCCCACCACCGTAATCATGGCTTTCTAGCTGAGATGGATTAGCAAAGGATTGAAACTCCTTGGAGGTTGGTTCGATACCAACGGAAGCCATATTAATCATAAGGGCTATGGTGAAGTGGACAAACACATCTGGTTGCAACCCAGACAATCGCCAGTTCGAATCTGGTTAGTCCTTCCAAAATATCATGGCGCATTGGTCAATGGGTTAAGACGGTAGCCTTTCACGCTACAGTAACGGGTTCGAGTCCCGTATGCGCTATCATTAAAGACACGTACAGCAAATACATACAACTAACTAACCTATCAAATGTAGTGGCGTGAGGTTCGATTCCTCACCATCCTAAGACCTAAAGGATGTGGTGTAGTGGAAGCACAAAAGTTTGTGTCTTGTGAGAGACTGGTCATCTCTCAATCTGGTGGATTCGTATAGAGGTAATACAATCGGCTGATAACCGATAAACGGAAGTTCGATTCTTCCATCCACCATCTAAATATGGGGTAGCGGTAACGTTGGAGAGTTACGGTGGACTGTAAATCCACTGCCATCGGCTTAGTAGGTTCGAATCCTATCTGCCCCACCATGCACCTATGATGGAATTGGTAGACATGAGGGTTTTAGACACCCTTGCCTAGAGCGTGCAAGTTCGAGTCTTGCTAGGTGTATTAATATGTGGGTATGGGGCAGTTGGTAGCCTACTGGCTTTGGAAGCTAGATGTCGCAGGTTCGAGTCCTGCTACCCGCACTTTTGGGGGGATTAGTTTAGTGGGAAAACAATGGCTTTGCAAGCCATAGTCAAGGGTTCGATTCCCTTATCCTCCACCACGCCTGTTTAGTTAAGTGGTATAACAAACGCCTTGTAAGCGTTATTCGAGGGTTCGATTCCTTCAACGGGCATTTTAGACACACACAGCAAACATACCTTGGTATGAATACACTCACTCAGAAGAATGTATAAGGGGTTCAATTCCCCACAACGTGTCTAGTCTTGGAGGGTTACTCAAGTGGTTTAAGAGGTCGGTCTTGAAAACCGATAGGCGGTAACACGTGCGATGGGTTCGAATCCCTCACCCTCCGCCATATGGAAAGTTGTCAGAGTCAGGCTTATCGTACTCCCCTGCTAAGGGAGTGTGGGTTGATTCCCACCACAGGTTCAAATCCTGTACTTTCCGCCATGTGGGATTGGTCTAGTGGTCAAGATACGGGGCTTCCACCCTCGTGACATCGGTTCAAATCCGATATCCCACACTTTTATCTCTATAGTGTAATGGATTAACACGAAAGCCTACGAAGCTTTTAATTCTGGTTCGAATCCAGATAGGGATGTTCTTGTGTCTATGGTGAAATGGATTATCATAGGGGTTTTCTACACCTTTGTTCTGGGTTCGAATCCTAGTAGGCACGTAAAATTCTTTTATAGTATGTAACAGAAATTGTTGACAAAAATAAAAGATAATGGTATAATAATAAATGTAGACACACACAGCAAAAACTTACTTACGACATATCAATGGTGATGAAAAGTAAAGTGTCTAGTTAATTTTAACCCGTAAGGGGAACGAGGTAGGAATGAAAGGCTCACAGGTCGGATAAGACCCATAGTGGGTTGAGTAATCCCAGATACCTCACCTAATAACTCTTGGCATCAACTAAGAGTTCGCAATGTCTTACTCTCACAACCTTCCCTCAAGAGTCCACATCGACAGGGAAACCAAATTAGGCTCACACAGCAATTCATCAAATACATATTCCAAAAGAACAAATCCAAAGCGATGAAAGACCCTTCCGAAAGGTCGTCTTGTATTAGGGGTAACAGCCGATACAGGATTAAAGGTAGAGCCTAGAAAAATTGCTTAAAGACACATACAGCAAATTCCTAAGATTCGTATACAGCAGAACAATGTATGAAAACAGGGAGTGTCTTGTTATTAAGCAGTTTCTTGCATTTTAAATGAGAAACATATATTTAGAGTTTAAGAAAGTGTTTAATAAAAGATAAAAAGGAGTAGTGATATTATGTTGAATCACTTAAAAAATGAATTTAATAAAACAACAACTGAAAATGGTGCATTAGCTTATAAGAGTACAAAATCTGATGTATTAGATTTATTCTCTCAAGGCGGTGCAATGAGACAACGTAGCGAAGCTGATGTTAAAGCATTAGTGTCTAAAGCATTTGGTGAGAATCAATTGTTGACATTAAGAACAATCTTCTACCTACGTGATATCGAACAAGGACAAGGTGAAAGACGTTTCTTCCGTTTAGCTATGCAACACTTAGCTTTACATCACAAAGAAGCTTTACGTAAGAATATTGAACTTGTGCCTATGTTTGGTCGTTGGGATGATTTATGGGTATTGTTAGAGACAGACTTGAAAGCAGATGTTTTAGATTTTGTAAAACGTCAGTTAGTAGTTGACAAGGAAGCAGAACATCCATCCTTACTAGCTAAGTGGATGCCATCTGAAAATGCTTCTAGCTACAAAACTAAGAAGTATGCAAAAATCATGCGAGAACATTTTGGTGTAAAACCAAAACAGTATCGTAAACTATTATCAGCATTGAGAGCAAAGCTTAACCTAGTTGAGACAAAGCTTTCAGAGAAACGTTATGGAGACATCCAGTATGACAAACTTCCATCACGTGCAGGTATGGTTTATCGTGGAGCATTCTTCCGAAATGACGAAGAACGTTACAAAGGATTCCTTGATAGTTTATCTAAAGGTGAAGTGACGGTTAATGCGAAAACATTATATCCAAACGACATCGTAGGTAAAATTCTTCATCGCTATGTATCCCCAGAGGATATCAAGTTGTTTGAAGGTCAATGGGAGAACTTACCAAACTTCATCGGTGACAAAACTGATAATGCCTTAGTAATGGCTGATGTAAGTGAGAGTATGAATGGAACACCAATGGAAGTATCTATTGCGCTAGCAATGTATATTGCAGAACGCAATAAAGGTATTTACCATAACCACTTCTTAACTTTCACAGACCGTCCTTCATTCGTAGAGATTAAAGGTACTGACATCGTAGAAAAGGTAAGAAACATCAATGCACGTAAAGGATACAGCACAAACATCAAACTTGCTTTACAAAAAGTTTTAGATGTAGCTGTTGAAAACAAAGTGCCTAATAGTGAGACTGTTAAGAAATTATACATAATCTCTGATATGCAGTTTGATGACTGGTCAATTGATGGTACAAGCGTGGACATCTTCAAAGAAATGCGTAAGCGTTTTGAAGAAAAAGGGTATGATTTCCCAGAAATCGTATTCTGGAATGTACGTGCTGTAGGTAACACACCAATGACGATGAATGACCAAGGCGTACAGTTAGTAAGTGGATACTCACCAAGTATTCTGAAAAACTTACTGGATGCTAACGGGAAGACACCATATGAGTTTATGTTAGAAGTTTTAGATACTGAAAGATATGAGAAGGTAACGGTGTAAAAACCGTTCCTTACATATCATGAGAAAAAGGGGATAATAAATATGAAGAATCGTAGAGAGCGTAGAGAAGAAGCACGTAAGAATAAAACGAAATTTGAACCGCAATACAAATCAGCAATCAGACGTATTCCTGCTCATGTGAAGCAGAACGAAGATGGTACATATACTACAGTAGAAGAACAAGAAGTATTTGTAGGTGGCGAACCTCGTCCTTACAATGAAGTGTTTGGAACTGATACAGAAACAACTACAACTGAATAATTTCTTGCATAATGCAAGTGGTCGGGAAGAGAAATAGATAAAGTCAAGAGCCTTGTGTTCTTGGCTTATTCTAGTATAAATAAAAATATTAAAGGGGTAATATGAAATGGCAAAGCGTACAAATAGTTTTAGTGTTAAAGGTGAACTAAACATGGCAGAAGGTGTAGTTTACGAAGTTAAGAAAGAATCAGTAGAAACAATTGAGTTTTTCGAGTTTTTAAAAGAGTTTGATGGTAAGACAGTTAAGATTTCTATTGTAGAAGATATCGAGATTATGGGTGTAGAAGCAGAAGAAGAAGACGAAGAATAAGAACTGGAGTGATTGAGTAATGCGGTCATATACGAATAAGAGTGGAGAACTTGTAAAAGTTTCTGAAAGCCACTTAAATACTGCTGTAAGAATTAAACAAGAATTACAGAAAGCTTCTCCATCTAGAAAATGCTCATGGTCATTACTAGTCAAGATGATGGAGAGAGAAGGTTACTTTGATGCTGATAACAATGAATCATATCGTTGCATGATTAAAGCGTATCAGAAGTCTATCGGAGAACTTCCAGAAGCGCCTAAATACGCTGATATGGTAGCTGATAGTAAGCTAGAGTCAATTAAGGAAATCGTTGGCGAGATGGCTTATGAGAAGCGTGAGAATCAACACGTATTAAAAGAACTAAATAAAGTAAAACGAGATGTTATTGATTTTGCTTTGACAGCAGAACAAATTGGAAATGCATTCAAGGCTCATGATTTCAGTGAGTTCAAACTTGAAGCAGAAGACATTAAAGTTGCAGGAAATTCAAAAATGGTTGTCAGTCTATCAGACTTACATATTGGTGCAATTGTTGACAACAAAGTTAATACATATAATTATTTCATCGCACAAGAAAGAATGCAGAAATATCTGAATAAGATTGTAGCAGAAGCAAAAGTTAATGGTATAACAGATGTATATGTTATTAATCTTGGAGATACTGTAGAACATTCTTCAATGAGATTTGCACAAGGATATGGAGTAGAGTTTTCATATTCAGAACAGATTGTAAGAGCATCTGACTTAATCCAGAAATTCTTAATCGGATTATCACAGCATGTCAAGGTAACCTATGCAGGTATCGCAGGTAATCACGATAGAGTAGATGGAGATAAGAATAAGGGCATTGATGGCGACCATGCAGTAAAAGCTATCAACTATGCAATTGAACAATTTATCACTAATGCACAAATTGATAGAATTACATATGAACAAGCAGAAGACTACAAACATTCATTTGTTGTAGGTGGAAAGAGTATCTTAGCACTACATGGTGATTTAGACAACCAGAATGATGCAGGATTACTAGCACGACACTCTGAAATTGATAGAGTCGAATATGACCTAGTGTTGATGGGACACACTCACACACGCTATTTAAAAGAGGTACATGACAACAAGTTTATTTCAGTAAGTGGAAGTTTAAAGGGTGCTGATGATTTTGTTTTAAATAAATTACGTAAAGTTTCTGCACCATCACAAAGTTATCACATTATTCGTGAAGATGGAGAAATTGAAGTAAGATGGGTAACGTTTAGATAGTTTTTGGTATTACAAGAATGAGGATGATTGAAGATGAAAATGAATCAAGAAGAACGAAGAGAAATGATGAGTTATTTGGATTTGCTAGTAAAAATGGATGCAGAAGGATTTGCTTGCAAAAAAGAAATCAGTGAAGCATTGAAAGTAGTACATGCAGGGTTTGGCTTTACAGAAGAAACCAAATCAAAATATCAACGCAGTGAACTTAGAAAAATATTGCGTGACGAAATAACTAATTCAGAGTTGGTAAATGGTATCGCTAATCAAGGAAAATTGATAAGAGTAACAGAACTTGAAAGACAAATAGGAAAAACATTACTATTAATTGATTTTGCTTTGGCATATGACCTGCCTATTCTTGTGGGAAATGATAGTTTGGTTAACTATACAAAAACACTTGCAAGAAAAGAATATGGTAAGGATAGTGAGAAACTTTCTATTTTAATCGGAAAACCACATGAAGTAATGGGAAGAAAATTACCTAATGGAGTTTTAATAGATTGCAGTGTTAGATTTGAAGACTATCTTGAAATTAAAAAACACATTCGCATTCGTGGAGGATTCCACCACGACAGGTTATTTATTTAAGATAAAAGAGGAATTTTATCAAAATGGTCACAAAGTGCCTTAGTTAAAGGCATTATTAATGAGGGGTATTTTATAGTGTCTCAATCGTTAACTCTCCCTTACGGTTGGGACATTTTATAAATACTCTTTTTTATATTGGAGAAAAGGAGTGAAGTTAATGAGTGTAAGAAAAAAGAAAGAGCCTACGCCAAAGAAACAATGTTCATCTTGTAGTAAGAATAAAGCGACTACGTTTTTCTTTAAGGTCGATAGTCCGTTATTTCCAGATGGAATGATAAACACATGTCGTGATTGTGTTCGCAAACAAGTAGACGTTAATGACATGGAACAAGTAATTAGTTTCCTAAGACAGATTGATAAGCCTTTCAATCAGAAGTATTGGGATGAAGCATTAAAATCTAAGAATCATCCATTAGGAGAGTATATTAGAAAGATTAATTCTCTTAATCAAGTAAAGAACAAAAACTTTGATGACAGTCAAGCTGTTGGCATTGGTACTACACACGATGTACAAGCTTCACAACTTTCAGACACAATTGAAAGAGAAGATGGGGAAATCATTGAATATTCAGATTCACTGGTATCTCGTTGGGGTATTGGCTATCAACGACATGAATATTTAAGATTAGAAAAATATTATCAAGATATGATGATGAGTTATGAAATTAAAGATATCAACCACCGTCAAATGTTGAAAACACTAGCAAAGCTATCTGTAGAATCAGACAATGCACTATCAAGAAAAGATTTCACAAATTACAGTAAGATTAATAAAGAATATGAAGTAACAATGAAATCAGCAGGATTTAGACCTGTAGATAGAAAGAGTGGTTCAGAAGCAACTGGGATGTTCTCATTCTCACAAGTTTGGGCAGAAATTGAAAAAGAAGGATTTATTCCTCCTAAACTAGTAGAGTTCAAGAAAGACGATATTGATTACATGTTAATGTATTATCAACAATTCGTAGAAAGATTAGTTGACAAACCAGTGACCACAGAGCCAGATACAGAGTGGCGAGATGAGGTTATGGATTATGAGTCAGAAGAATCACAAGAATAAAAAAGGCGGTACTTTCGATGCTGTTAAGGATGATTTTGCAAAAGCCTTATCATTTTTCAGAGAGTATCCAGATTATTTTATTGACTATATTAAAACGGATGTAACACGTTTTGACTTGACACCATTTCAACGAGTATTTTTAAGAGCATTCTTTAGAAAGAAAAAGGTTGGAATTGTTGCAAGTCGTGGTATTTCCAAGACATACATAGATGTTATGGCACATTATTTAAAATGTATTATGTATCCCGATGCAAGTATCTGTTTAGCGATGCCTACTAAAACTCAAAGTGCTAAAGTTGTTCAAGAGAAAGTAGAAGAACTTTGGAGAGATTATCCAATTCTGAAAAACGAATTATTAGATTTCAAGTTTCAGAAGGATTATGTAAGTTTAAAATTTAGAAATGGCGCTATGCTAGATACATTAACAGTTGGGGAATCATCACGTGGTCTACGTGCAAACGGTATTGCACTAGAAGAGATTGTTGATGAAAAGATGGATAGAGATACGATAAACAACGTTATCCTTCCTATTCTAGCACAACCACGTATGACAAAACATGGGGCTGACCCAAATGAGTATTCTAAGACACAAGCATACATCACAACTGCTTCACACAAACAATCATACTGTTATGAAAAGTATATGGAATTGTTTGGAGAAATGGTTCGTGGTGAGCCTACTATTGTATTAGGTAGTTCTTATGAAATGGGTACTCGATTCGGTACATTAGATTATGCCGATGTTATTGAGAAGAAAAATTCAGCTACATATTCTCCTTTATCATTTGATAGAGAGTATGGAAGTATTTTTACAGGTTCAAATGAACGTTCACTAGTAACTGTTGAAGAGATTACTAGATGT